AAGGGTCCGCTCTACCTTCCCCCTGACAATAGCTGTAGCAAAGTAATTGCACCTATTGATGTCATAGAAGTACATGTCCGAAGACTGTATCTGGCCGTTGACCAGAACATATAACAAAAACAGGTGTGTCATAATACTTCATACTTAATTGTATACCGCGTAAGCTTTTTCCCAAAGTACAAAGTCTTGGGCGTACTTTAGCTCCATCATCTGGATTACTTCGTGCGATAAAAGCGCTTTGTAATCTTTTGGTCGGATATTGTTATGTCTTGCATGTATTCTTTCTGGCACCTTACCACCGAGAGCCGTTATATCGGCTACTGCATGTTCGTGTAAATTTTCGGTATTCCATAGTCTCGCATGTTCCGGGAAATATGAAGTTTGTAACCTAGTAACCGCTTTTAGTTTTTCGGGAGCATCTGCCAAGCAAGCTGTGTAGCAAAATTCGTTTACATCTTCGTAATTAAAAAAATCTCTTGGGGGGTTGTTAGAATCTCTTCTTTTTTGCTCATAGAAATACACCGAACAAATTCTGTCTATTGGGTTTCTTATTCCCGCATAGCATGCGTAAGAGTCATCAACATTTTCTATGCTTTCAACTATATTATAAAAACTTGCGTGCACACCTCGGTAAGGATAGTCACTTGGCTTAAAATCAACCGGCCACTTGCTAAAATCTAAATAATTATCGCCACTCTTTTTGAAATGAGAGTACATTTCTTGCCAACTATTAAAAGCTGCGTCTAAAGCGTATAAATCGGTTGAGTTATCGAATAACCCGGATTTCATAAAATAAAAAAGACCAGATGTAGACCCTGTTTTTGGAACCCTCACATAAACAAATTTGTGTTTTCGGGAAACTACCATTAGTTATAAACGGCATAAGCCGCCTCCCAAGCCTCCAAATCTTTTGCGTATATATCCAGAGCGCGTTGTTTCCTATCGGCGGAGAGATTTTCTAAGTAATATGTTGGGTCATTGTCGCTTTTACGAACTTCTATTCGTTCTGTTACCGTTCCGCCTTTAGCCGTTATAAACGCAGTCGCATGCTCATGTATGTTTTCAATATTGAACAACTGAGCATGGTCGGGGTAATAACTTGTCTGCGCCTTTAAGCTATTAACCACATTAGGGTCTTCCCACTTTTCATCAAAAACAAAATCAAATGACGCATCTGGCTCGCTGACCTTTTCAGCTATTGTTAGATCGTATGGGGTATAGTGGCCATACTTCTTTAGGCTTTCCGAGGCTGTAATTTTTCTTCTTACGTTTGCGTAATAATACAATGATGCAAGCCAATGCAGGGGATGGCGTATAGTACCAATCCAAGGCATGTCTGCAGGGGCTTGTCCGTCCGCGACTATTTCATGATAAGTTTTTTGTGCTTCTTTAAGATAATCATACCCGTATAAATCTCTAGGTAATTCAGAATACTTAAGGTTATCGTGTGCCTCGCTGTACGCTTTGAACTCTTCCCAATTAGCAAAACCGCCTTCTAAGGTGTAAATATCATTATCGGTATCAACAAGCCCCGACTCAAGAAAATACATTTCAAGAGACGCCCCACCCGTTTTTTGAGCACGAGTTACGGCGAAGTTATTTGAGTTACATATAATCATTTTATTACCACCGTATCTGTGTCACCAAAAAACAACATATCTCCCTCGCAAACAATATTCCAGTTCTGCCCTTCCTGCTCGCTGCGAGAAGGAACTTCTATAATCACATGCCTAGCGAGCCACTCAGTGTCTCCCTGTAGCACCCTCCAAACATGCTCTACTGTACCACGTCCCGGCTGACCGCGAGATTGATTAAATCTTATTCTGTACTTCACTCGGGCTTTATCGGCCACGTTATATTTTCAGGGAACCCCTTTTGACTTCGAACTTCTCTAAGCTCTGAGCGGTAAGCAATCCACTTTTGACGGGTTTCGTTTAACATGGGCACATCGGGTAAAACAGCCCAGTCTGATTCTCTTAATAAGTCCTTTGCTTTCTGCCACTGTAGTTCGGCAGGAGTTGAATTAGAAACGGCATTAATTTCGCCTTCTACCTGTATCCAACCTTGGTCTGCATAGTTTTCACCAAGCCACGATAAATCACCAAGTTTATCTTGGATTCCGGCCATACCAAAAATAGGACCCCAGTTATTTGGTAGTGGTCCGGCTTCGCTTAGTGCTTCGTTTGTTGACAGCTTTCTTAGTTGCCACAGCATTTTCTTTCTCCTTAGCTTCTATTTTAAGCTTTCCGGGTTGTTCTTCAGGAGGAGGTAGTTTACCTCCATTTTCATCAGCCAAGTGTGGCAAATTAGAAAAAGGCGCCCACATGTTAGCAAAAGGAGCAGTGCTTACACCCATAAAAGGAAGATGATTTTCATCATGGTTCCATTGCCGCCAACTGGCAAAATCTTTTCGTGGTTGGATGGCTATATGACAGCCTATTCCCGCTGCTAACTGATTAATTAACTCAACAACTTCTACAGGCTGATAAACATTCCACAAAAAATCACCGTGTACCCCACGCATTGTGATTTCAGTAGCCCCTCCGCCTGCCGTTCCCACATTTATAGATTGTGCTCGGCTCTCATTATTTTTAAGTTGTTTTAGCCTAGATATTTTGTCTAGCCTATTTATTTCTTTTTGCAACTGTTTGTCGGTTAGGTTTTTATATTGGTCCATAGTATTTATTGCGTATTCCAAGATATATTTATTTGCCCCCCACTACCCACTTCAATAGGATAGCAACCTGCGCTGACGGAAACACAATTAAAGGTAGCGGGTGTACCGGAATTACCGGGATTACCGGCGTTTCCACTATTACCGGCGCTTCCTGCGCCCCCTCCGCCCCCACCACCGGCTGCTATAGCGGCAAGTGGGTTGCCTACTTGACCGCCACCCCCGCCACCTCCTGCGCCGGCACTCGCAATATTAACTGAAGCTCCCGGCGTTGCATTGTAGATTACAAGGGAGCTGCTTTTTACAAGCGCCCCATCGCCGCCGTCTCCACCTGCATTTTCTCCGCCGGTACAAGCTCCATTCCTAGAATTATTATTAGCATTTTGAGGACTGCCTTCAGATACACCTCCCCCACCACCACCTCCACGGCCGCCTCTAGCGTTCCCGTCTGATACTGGTATAGGAGCGCAACAAGGAGATTGGAACGAACATGCCTCCCCCCTGCTTCCAAAACCACCAAGGTCGTTTGGGTTAGTTCCAGTGCCTTGTGGGCCACCCGGAGATGTAACATTAGTTCCGTTTCCACCAAAAACCCAATTAGTGTACGTTCCCGCACCGCCGGGATTACCGGAGTTCCCGTCTGTCCCGGCATTTCCCGCAGTTCCACCCGTGCCATTAATAAAGGTTTGGCCTAAAGCACTTGTGGTTGCCCCCGGATTACCTGAATTACCCGGAGTACCCGGAGAGTTACCGGGGAATCCTGTTCCACCCGTACCGGGATTAGAAGTATATGAAGGGCAGTTAGTGGTAGTAACACTGGGTGGAGCGGGCGGAAAGCTTGATGGAGTAGTGCCTCCATTGCCTCCACTGCCGTCGGCCCCCGCATTTCCCGGATTACCGGCATTCCCGGTTGATCCATTGCCAGAAACGGTAACAATTTCTAAGCCTTCTGGAACAGTGAAGGTTCCCGGCGCATTAAAGGTTTCGCACCCTGCCAAAACAGTTGGCTTTCCACCAAATAACCCTACTTTGCTAGTACCTATAGGCATAATTAACTCCTACGCGCGGAAGGGCCTAAACCAAGAGCTTCCCGCTTATCAAATTTATACTTGGCATATGGCCCATTTTTGTCCACATAATGCAGCATAAACTGCACATTTATTTGACCTTTTGGCAGTTTTCTACGCCAATGGGTTACTTCGCAACCCTTATAAATTACTGCGTCTCCCGGATTTAACATACACTTAATGGGGTCGTTATCTTCGTACTGCATCCAAATTGGCCATATATCGCCAGTACACGCTACATTTATGGTAACACTAATTTCGCAAGAGGGTCTGTCGGTATGTGGCTTAAGCTCCTCACCTTCTTGGTAAACGCGGCTAAAAGAGTAAGCAGGCTCCAACTCAAGCCCTGTTTGTTCTTCTATAGCCGGTAGACATTGCTTTAACATCACTTCTATAAGCGGGTCTGCGTAATACCCTAATTTGCTTGCATCACGCGTTCCTTCAATTTTTCTACTTACCCATTCTCCACGGTTTATTTTATTTTCAAAATATAATGATATGGTTTGTATTGTTTGCTCTTCTACCAGACCTTCTACTTTTATATACCCGTACTTGTTAAACTGATTATTCATGGTAAAACCAACCTGTAATAATGTATTTGTGGTTGTCTCCATAAACAGGATTTCCTCGGTGCGTATGGGTAAACGAAGCGGGCCATAACACCATCGTGTTTTCAACAGGATTTATTCTTCTCTGTTGATATAAAAATTCAGTCTCTCCGTTAGCTTCAGGAGGGAGGGTGTTAAGATAAAGCATATAAACCAAACCCCTGTTGGCCTGCTCCCCATTACCCTGCTCCCCATGCCAAACATGATAACCACCTCCGCTAGAGGTTTTTTGCATCTTCATATTGTTACAGTTTATTTTTATGCTTTTTAAAGTAGAAAACTCATTGGTGTAGGCTTCAAAACAATGCTGTAGTCCTGTGAAAAACATATCTATAGTATTTTTACCTTCAAACGATTCAAAGTTTATATTTTTACCATTAGAAAAAATCTGGTAGTCGTTTTTACGGTGTTTATCAGCGCCCTCTCCATTTTGGCGATCTGTCCCCGCCCCCAGTTTTTGGTTCCGGTCAAACTCAGACATAAGATGCTTGCAAAAACCCTCTGGATAAACTTCCGAAAATACTCCAATAAAATCTTTAAACTCATATTTCATTTAAATTCTGGCCCCGAAATCCATGTCACTAAAGTTTGCCTAGTTCCTTTTGTAACTGGTGTCACTTGGTGTATAGTCCAAGAAGGGAACACTACTATAAGCCCTCTCTGTTTTTTGATAGCCTCTGGATCACTGGAAGTTAATAATTGCAACTCGCCACCTTCATATTCATTTGGGTTTGACAACTGAAGTACCAAAGAAAGTTTTCTACTAGGTCCTTCTGAACAAAAATCTTGGTGCCACCTGTATGTTCCTTGGTTTGTATAAGAATAATTTGTTAATTGTAAACACTCCCCAAAACCAGTTAAATCAAATCTAAAATATTTTGCATTTAAATTGCTTACTACTCCCGCTAACCTTTCAAATACCCAACTTGACTCCTCTGTTTTTGGTAGCCAGTTTAGCTCGGAACGTCTAATTTCGGTTTTAACCCCTCCATTTTGGTTTCCTCCTACTTGGGCTGTTTGAACTGATTCTTTGGCTTTATTTTGCAACCAATCTAGTTCTTTTTCGCTGAATGCTCCTTCCCACCACGCAAAATTTTCTTTTTTTACAGCGTATGGCTGAAGTAAGTGTTGCATTAAATAAACCTTTTTCTTTGTGACAAAATAAAATGTATAAACTTTGTCGGATTATTAGATTGGTTTGGTGTAATCATATGGGGCAGCCACGAATTAAAAAGCATCATAGTTCCCGATTGCACGTTGTTAAAATGTATCTGAGGCGTAGCCATAGTCACTTGGTCGCTAGTCACTGCCCACAAATCCGCCATACGCTTGCCCGGCCTTGGATCATCAAATATAGGATAAGAGCCGCCTTCTGGTACTTCTAAGAAGTAAAATCCTGATATTTGACTGTCCCCATGTACGTGCATGATATTACTACCCGTACAAGCAAACTCTTGGCCCCACATTCCAGACACGTAAAATTCATACTCATCTGTTAAATAACCCTGATCCTTTAAAATACTAACGCCTTTATCTCGAAAGTAAGCCGCTAAGTACCCAAGGTCAGGGTCATTTGCCATGTGCCCCGTCTGCTTAACCACTGAGGGTTGCATCTGGTCATAGTATTTTTGCGTGTGCTTAAGCGTTTCCTCTACCCACTCTGGCCGCTCTTCGCGGTATATTGGGGAGCAGAAATAAGCGTATGCTTCCATTAGCTATTTACAAACGCCAACAATTCAGCCGCCAACGCGGTTATATCAGTAGCGCTTAAAGCCGAACCTGACGTAGCCACTTTGTGGTTTTCCATAGCAATTTCTTTTGCCATGCTAAGCGCTGCTAACTTTGCCCGCTTCGCTTCAGCGGCCGCTTGATTAGATGCGCGATTGTTTTCAATAGCTGTTTGATAATCGACTTGGTTTTGTAACTCTTCTGGTAATGCCATGTTAGTAGCCTCCTAGGCTGTATTAAATTAAGTAGTTAGGTTCTTTGCCGGTATTGTTACATACCAAGTTGTACCGCCGTCTGGGGAGAAAAAGAACCATATGTCTACTTCATTCGCTCCTGTACTGCGGGAAATACTTCCACCGGGATACTTAAATGTGCCGCCAGATAAAGCCACTGTACGGCTTGCAGTGCCGTCATTAGTGAGAACTAATGTAAAAGACGTAGCCCTGTTTGACGTGCCATTAGGCGTAGCCAGTGTAAACGTGCAGTTGCCGGTCAGGGTGGCAGTAAATACGTTACCATCATTACAGTCTATAGTTACCGAGGTGCCAGTATTACCTATGGCAGTTACTTGATCAGAAAACGTGCCCGAAAAAAACTGGTTAGAGTCAAATGGAATGACCGAATTAGCCGAAGAATCTTGCAAGCCGGTAGTGATTTTTGGAGTAGTAAGCGCGGGGCTTACATTAAGGACCGTAGCGCCTGTACCAGTAGAGGTTGTTACCCCTGTACCGCCATTAGCAACAGGCAATGTTCCCGTTACGTCTGAAGTGAGGTCTACAACCGCCTCAGTAGGGTTAGCGTTAAGCACTGCTGCGCCTGCGCCCGCACCGTCTGTGACGACCATAACTTTAGAGCCGTTAGCCACGTTAACTGTGGCGCCTGAACCCTGCTTGATCGTAATGATCTGGCTGCCAGAAGTTGCATTCTCAATCATCCACACCTTAGATATTGTGTTTGGGCCAAGAGTCACTTCACGAGTCGCTGTTAACGACACAGCCGAGGTAATCTTTAAATAGAACGAACGGGTGTCGTCCGCAGTAGCATCCGGCATGGTGAAGGTTTCGTTGGCGTCTGCTGCCATTTCCTTAGTGCCGTAGCTAAAACCGTCTGTGATAAGCTCAAGGTTAGTGTTGGTACTGGTGCCCCAAGTGCCGTCCTCATCACCTGTGGTGATCTCCTTGAGCCGGAGGTTGTTTACATAAGTAGCCATTTGGTTTCTCCAGTACTTATACTAGTGTGCTGCCACCGGCAGCAGGAATTGTGGTCGCGTAAATCTTTGTATTCTGACGTAAATTTAGAGTCTCACCACAGTCTGCACAAGTATCGGCTGATAGCTCATTTTCGTCAAGATCGTAGCCACAGTTTGCACATACCACTTCAATTTCGTGTTTAGGCTCGATAGCATTATCAAGGTTCTTTGCTTCGTTTACTTTAATCATGCTGCTATTTCCGTCCAATTTGCGTTTTGGTTTGGTACAATTTTACCCCAAACCAATACTGTTCCAACTTGCCCAATGGCTTGTACACCAAGTGGATAGACCTTGGCGCCGCCTGTCTCGGTTGTCTCGCCTAGTGCTGTGGTACCTTGAACACCGGTTACATTTACATCGGCATTTGCTTGCGCAGTGGCAGTACCTAATGCTGTGGTGCCCTCAACGCCTGTAACATCTACGTTAGCGGCAGCTTCAATAGAGCTAGTACCTAAGGCGCCGGTCGCCGCAACTCCAACGGGATAAACATAGGCTTCTGCAATAATAACATCGCCTACAGCGCCGGTGCCTTCAACCCCGGTAACTTCTACCGTTTTGCCTTCAACTACGGCCGCTGTGCCTACAACGCCGGTGCCTTCAACTCCCGTT